AAGTCCTCTTCTCGCTGAATCTGCTCAACGCTCATCGCGCCAATGCGGTTTAGGATTTCATAAACTTGCGCTCTCTCTAGCGCGTTACCGCGTAGGAAGTCATCAAGTGCAAAGCGCGTCATTACTGGATTAGGAACGAAGTCTGGTAATGATAGGCGTTCCTCAATTGCCTTAAGTATTGGGCGAAGTGAGAAATCGACAAGCGAGCGCCGCTCTGTGACTGCGTTTGAATAGGTCATTGAAGTCTGCTCGGCGCTCAAGAAGTAAGCAGGTATTCCACAAGCTCTAGCTAATTCTAGCGCGACATATTGACGCGCCTCTGCGAGCTGCATTGACTTAGGGTCAAAGCCAAATTCTTTCAAATCTACATCGGCGTTTAGAAATGCAGTAGATCTAGATTGACGAGCCGATTTCCAGGCAGTTAATAACGCTGAGATTCTTTCGGCAGTTAAATTAGTGCCATTTGATTTGAGAACCATAGTTGGAGCAGGCTCTTTAGCATAATTAACTGCTGCGTTCTCAAGATAAACTGCAGCAGCGATTGTCTTGCCAGCTCTGTGTAGCAATCCCTCATCTGGGCCATCAAATCTAATAAGCGAACCAACGCCTTGAAGTGGGACTGACTTACCATCAACTTTATATCCAGTAATTTCAGTATTTAGGAAATCTGTATCGACTGTGACGCGTTCTGGGCTAACGCGAGTCCAAGCTCTGACGCGACCGCCGTCAGTTGCTGCATACATATCTAAAACTTGACCATAACCAGCACCATAAAACCAGATATCTTCAGCGAGCCAGTTATAGATTACAAATCCTGCAACCCTTGGGTCTGGCTGATTAATAACGCGATGCGGATCTACATATTGTCCAGTAATGCGATTGAAAGTTGTTAAAGGTAATGAGCCAATAGTTCCGCAAATGATATTTCTAGCGCGAGCAACTGATGGAACTGACATTGCCAATGCGCGAGTTGTATTTGTTGCTCCGCCTAGTATTTGATATACGGAATCAGCAATTTGAACGGGTGATAGAGCGGCTTGCACATCGGTTGGAATTGATGGCTTAGCGGCTTGCACCTGTGGAAATAGGAAATCTCTTATAGCACCCATTGCTTACATTGTAAGCGAGCCGACTTACACTATTTGAATATCAACTCCACTTTCAGCCATCGTTGCGTAGTGTGTTGCTAAGGCTGAAGCAATTGCTCCGCAGATAGTCGTATTACTTACTTTGCGACCCATTACCCAACCGCCGTCTCCAAAGGGTAACTTGACGGCGGATAGGCATTGTTTGGTCAGCTCTTCCTGTCCCGAGTGAGCTAACCGCTGAGATGAGATTGCTCCCAGTAACTCATCGCAGCTTTGGGCATAATCAAGTCCATCTATTGGCTCGACCCTTATACCAGCTGGGGCTAACCTAGCTGCTACCGCTGACGCGGTTCTGGCTGAGTAAGCAACTAGCTGGACTGGATATTTTCTAACCCATTCGGCTACATCATTAGCCATTGCTTTATCATCAAGGTTGGCAGGGTTATGCCAAGTCTGTAGAAGTATCACTTGGAATTTATCGCCTTCAAGTCTTTGGCTAGCAACTAGCGCTGCTTCTTTTCTACTAGGGCTAAGATCAATAGCCAGCCAAGTATCAGCTTCAGGGTTGAGTCGCAAGTCCTGAACTTTGCAACTCTCCCACTGAGACGGATTGATAACTGGGTTAATCGTATCGACCCATTGACATAAAACTTCTGTGCGCACAATATCTTCGGGATCTGACAATACGGCTCGGATATTATCTGGATGAACTGTTATGCCAAGTGATGGGTTGGCTTGGCAGACACCTAGCCAGAAGGTTGGCGAGTTATCAAATTTAATACCGGTCGGAGCAGACCATTCGAACCAGCCAATATCATCGTTGCCACCGAAGATAGCAGCCATTGCTCTTTCCCTAAGTTTATTTAGAACGATTGAGTGTTGATCTCCAGCATTTGAATAAACCCAGATTTGAGGATTGGCTGAAGCCATTTGCGTATATCGCAAGGCAGACCAGACATCCTCATCCTTGTATTCTCGAGCCTCATCTAGGTGTATCGTTTCTGGGGCTGCAATGCCTCGACCAGCCGAGTTATTAGCCCTGACGATATATCGGCGGCCTTCAGTAAATTGAAGCTCCTGAAATCCTTTACTTTCTAGCTTCTTAGTAAATTCAGCAGCTAGTCTGGGATTCTGTTCGATGATTCCATAGATTTTATAAAAGAGTTCTGCTGAAGTAGTTAGCTTGTGGGCCGTATGGACTTGCAATTTCTCTTTCAATACATAGATTCTAAATAGGATTTGAAGCGCCATAAAGGTTGATTTACCCTGTTGCCGAGCGCAAAGTAAGGTAACTACTGGGTGAGCCCAACGGCCATCAGGTTTATATTTCAAAGTGTGATGAGCCAGCCACTGCTGCCAAGGCATCAGCTCAAAGCCGATTTCCTCGCAAAACTTAATCATTTGTTCGCCGTAAGAAGGGTAATCATTGAGTTTTGTGTGAATACGCGGTTCTGGCACACCCCTTATAGTCGATTCATCCCGAATACGGGCAATCTCCCCCAATTCGGCCATTTCAATTGCTTTCATTCCTGATAATGCCTAGCCGAGCCATTTTCAGGGAAAATCTTCCCAATGGGGGTCGATGGTCTGGATGCGCTCTCAAAAAAGGTGGGGGCTATCCTATCGCGCTTAGAACTATTGCATTGAGAGCAGCAAGCCACCATATTAGAAGCTTCATCAGTTCCGCCCTTGCTGATAGGTATCAAGTGATCAACTGTATTTGCTTCTAGTCCGCAATAGTGGCAAGTATTGTAATCGCGTTGCAACACTTGCAGTCTAGTCTTTTGATAATAAGTTGAGTTATATCTTCTACTCAATGCCAGCCCCGAGTTTCAAGGTGATGAAGTGCATCGCAAGCATCAGCATATCTATGTCTTATGTATTTAATATGTGCATCTATTTGCTGCTTAGGGCTAAGGTCTCTATACCAAGTAGAACGCATCTGACCAAGGCCATAGTGAGATCCATTGCGAGCTTTAGGATTCCATCTACTCTCTTTATGAATTAACCAGTTATAACATTGGAATTCTGACCAATCCATTTTATTGTAAGCATAAAGCTTTAGATTCATATCTGCTTTTGATGATTCAATAGATATAGCCTGAAAGGCCAGTAGCATCAGCGAAAGGCAATAGGCTGGGCCTACCTTCGCTAAAGGGCCAGCTATGCGCCCGCGCTTTGGCGTTATGGTAATGCCTCTGTCAAGTTTCTTACGCATTGACTTACCCCTCATCTCACTATATGGACAACTTTTATTAGTATTTAGATTCAAAAGAGCCAGCAGGTGTGCCAGCATAGGTAGCTTCAATAAGACGCTTATTCCTAGCCAAAGCCCTTTTTGCGCGTTTATTGCCACCTTTCCAGTTTCTTTTCTTTTGTTTTGTTTTTCTTTTCATTCTAACTCCCATATCTTCTTAAACTCTAACTGGCCTGATTGAAACGCGTTCTTCAGCGTTTCCTTGCCATTACTATCAAACTTAGTCACCAGATAAGGCTCAGCTATACTGCCAATTAGCCATTCAACTCTTTCACCATTTAGATCTATAACATCATCACCATTTATGTAATGGAACTTATCTAATATCGCATCAATTGATGATTCTCTTACTGTCTCAACTATCTCGCTTGGAACATTGGCCTTTACCCATTTAACGAACTCTTTATCGTTCTTGACTACCCACTTAAATTTAGGCTTGGTGGTAGTCACATAAGCGATAACATCATCGCCATATTCAGCTTTGACCCTATCTGCACCTATCTTGTCCATCTCGTTCTGTAAGGCCGCTCTTAGCCTATCCTTGGCCTTCTTAGCCTCATCAGCTATCAGACTGACCGCTGCTAGTTCCAGACTCAGTTCTTTGATTCCCATTTCGCTCCCTTTCATCAGCTCTTCTTAACCTAGTCTCTAGTGATGCCAGATTAATACCGCAATCCCTAGCGATAAACTCTTTATCAAATCCCCACTCCAT